ACAGCATGGTTCCAATAGAAATCACTGTGGGCACGTAGTTTCTGTTTCTTAAATCCCTGCGACAATAGTTGAGCGTAGTCCGGCAAGGCAGTAACGTCGTGTCCCACTAGGTAATCTTCACGGCTGACTGAATAATGCATAGTAGGGCGCACACCTCGCCAGCTATCAACGACACGCTTAACGCGACTATCGTCCGGACTGATGTATTCTCCTTCGCGACACCAATGGTGATGGATATCAAGAACGATAGGGACCAAATCAGAAATAGACAAGCAATCAATTAACCCCCAAGAGTTTTCTTCGTTTTCGATGGTGATACAATTTCTTGCCTCGGTGCTGAGCCGCTGATATGCTTTGCGGATTCCGTTAGGACCTTGTCTGCCCGAAATGTGGACGTTGATTTTAAAGTCCTGGAAACTTCTGCCAAACCCCATCCAAGCGGCCATTGTTGCATGATATTCAAACTCCTCAATTGAACGATCGACTATGCCGGGATTTTCACTGGCAAGAACTGTAAACTGACCAGGATGAAAACTAAGGCGGACATCGCGGTCCCTAGCGATACGGCCAATTTCGCTAAATCCCCTTTCACAGTATTGTATAACATCTTTCCGAGACCAATAATGTTTCCAGTCGCTATGAGTATAAACAGGCAATATATCACTACCCAGCCGTACCATTCTAAGGTGCTCATCTTGCTCTCCTACTTTAGTTACAAGTTGTTTGATAGCTTCAAGATTGTGTGTAGTTATATCCCACAATCTCTGATCAGCTTCTGTTGGATGTTCACGCAGCCAACGACAGGTTGTGGCTTTGACATTCATCTCAGGAACAGATACGATTCCCTTGTTTGTCAAAGAGGCGAATTTACAAGCGAAACCAATTTTAGTTGTAATCATGCCGCTAGTATAGCAGTATGTTAATTATTAGTCAATGATTCCGAAGTTCGCCCAACGGGCATCGCCAAGACTTACCCAACCCAATGGACCACCAAGGTTTGGGTTGCTATTGAATACGATCGTGCCCTTGGCTTGGTTATCCATTGGCGGGGTATTGCCACTTGATAACACTACCCCGCCAAGATTTAACCGATTTACTGTAACAGATCCGTCTGGCAGTAAGGTTAAGTTGTTTTTATCGTTGGTGCTTATTATTAACGTTTGGTTTCTCGGGACATTGATTAATGCGACGTTAGTTGTTTTCTTGCCGATACCAATTTCAATTTCTTGATCCCAAAGACTAAACGCATATCCCGGCTCAATTGTGTTGATACCAACACGTTTGCCGGACACATATAATGTTTCACCAAGTAGGGTTTCACCGCGCACCTGTAATTCGTTTAGTTGTCCAACACGTTGTAAATTACTAAAGGTAATGTTGTTACTTAGGTTGCCACCGTTTATTATCTCGGTGCCGTTTAACGTGATCTTATTAAGATCAAGGCCATCGTCGCGGATAGTCTTGAGGACCATATCGGCGTAACTTTTAAATATAACTTGATCTAAACTATTCCGTACATTGTCCGATGCGGCTCTCACGAATGTAACAAACATATTACTAGATTCGGGTATCTCACCGGTTACGTTTAAGTTGCCTTCTATCGTAGTGGTACCCTTAACCGTTAAATCTTTAGTCAATAAGTTATTTTCAACAACAGTTAACTCGTCCATGATAGTAAGTTGACAGGTGGTGGATTGATCATCAATTCCGGTGCTACCAAACTGTTGTATTATACCACCACATACCCGATCACCAGGGATCGTTAATCCTTCAAATTGTATAGCCGAATGTGGAATACTAGCAGAGGGAAAAGTAACTTCTCGATTGGCCAAGGCTTCGATTATTGTTCGTTGATATATTTCGTGGAAATCGATTTTGCCCACATAGTTGGCCACAGTATCTTCTATTATTTTAGCAGATTTTTGTTCCACAGTATTTGATAAATTATTTGCAAGATTTGAAACTCGATTTGTTAACTCCGATTCGATAGTATTCTTGTCGATTGGTAAGCTGGCTAATTTTACATCTAGTTTTTGACTTAGCTTGTCTGACAATAACGTAGTGTAATCTAAGGTACTCAGTACCTCGTCGATCTTATTAGAGATCGCATCTGCGGCCTGTGCTTGTACCTTTGTTGTTATTTCTGCTACGATATTTTGAACTATTTGATTTACGTGTTGATCGATATCCATTTTTACTCAAATTTTATGCTAATTACGTGTTCATAATTTTTCTTGATGAGCGACTTGTACATCAAGTTCTTGTGTACAAGGAAACCCACTGCCCCGGCGTCTGTACTAAATTTTGCCAATTGCTTAAAATACATCGTACGTCTAGGAAATGCGCCATACGTAGTTAAAGTACTACTTGGATTTTTAATTTCATATATCATTGTATTCCATAGCGTACGATCCTTCAAATCCCAATCATGGTATTCTACAAAAACGGTACTTTCGGTACCATTTCTAATCAATGCCGGCAAACTAAATTCACGGTCTTTGAACTCTTGATTCTTGTAATCGCGTAAAGTACTTATTACAAGATCCGTGGCCGCGGAACAAATTATTTTGATTAAATTTTGCTGATCAGCGTCGGACTCGGCAAATGTGAAAAATTCTTCTAATGCAACGATCACCTGGAACTGTTTAGGATAATTAATAAGATCATCTAAAGGAATATATGTAAACTTTACACCCTTGGCCTTTAAGTAATCACGTGCTGTTTGACTGATCGCTGTCACTGTGATAACATCGGCTGCACAACTTAATATAGTGGGACTAAATCCAATGAATAAAATACTCGAGGGATTAAAATTATGGGTTGAGTATACCCCGTCTAGTATCTCTTGTTTTCTTGCTATAACATCCGTTGCCCTAGGATTGGTTTGTAAGGCTGATAAGATAGCGTCGGTGTAACTGGCAAAATCAATCATTGTGTATATTTTCTTTTCAAAAGCACAATGTTATTTATTGTTACCCCTTACTAAATCTAGCGTCACACAGTGGAAACCACCACCTAATGTACGACTATGTCGCAATTCTAAGGGTATAACTGTAAAATTTTGTTGTTCTAACAATTTTATTAGTGTATGTTGATGTTTATCCACGATAATGGTCGTTGGATCCACGGTAAGCATGTTCATCGCGATCCATTGGCTGGCATACGGATATTGATAAAAATCTTGTGGTACCACATCATCTATATAAATTTTCTCCCACAAGGCAAAGGCCTTTGGGCAGTTATCCTCATTGACCCGGGAACCGTTTAGTAAAACCAACCCTTCTCTCACTGGTACGATAGTGCTATCAATATGTACACCTGCGTAAAAATTGCATAGTTCAATATTGACTTCTGGGAATTGTTCGCATAACCATTCATACGCCATCTTGTTGCCACTGGCACTTTCAAGATACAACCACGTGTTGCCCATCCTGCATACGTTTGCGGCATCAAATATCATGCCTTTGTTTTGTGGCATTTTTCGTATGTCGTGCGTCCTTGAGGTTACTTTGTCAAGGCATAGGATTTCTTGATCCCTGCACGGATACATCATCGCACAATCCACGATAGTGCTACCATATATAAGTAATCGATCTCGTGGACAATAATTATACATACCATTTGTGATCGCAAAATCACGTAAGGAAGGACGTATAACTTCTACCCCCAATTTGATTAATACATCGGCCAATGCTTGCAGGTCTGTATTTGACTCATCAATTATCCACTGTGGCACAGGCCCGCTTGGTACTTGGGATTCCTTCCATAGTGTTTTTTCACTTTCAAGAGCAAATACAGGATCGTTTGTGGGCCAATTGGCATCTGTCGCATCGCCTACCACGACTGATTTGAGAGGATCCCATTCATTGAAGGTTAAAATCATAGGTGTCCGGTGATCTGTAATGTGTAACGGGGAGTAGATCCCATATTAGCGGCTAGGTGCGGAGTGTCGTAGTACCACTCGACTGTTGCACCCGCTTTCCAATTTGTAAATGGTTCATCTAGATATTCAGCATAATGTCCGGGTTGCCAATCTTCTAAAAAAACTATAGCACGTCGTATCGTAGTTTCTTGTCCCTGTAAGTTAAATAGGTCAACATATCGTATATATAGATCACTGTGCGTCGGTAATACAGTACCCGGCATCATGCGGTAATAACTAGTGCCAATGTCTTTCCACCCCTGGGATGTAAATAAATCAATGAATGTATCATTCCATACAGGTTGCGTACTTCGCATGTCGCACATATCGCCGGTGAACCTATTAGGAAAGCCAAGAGCCAACCATTTATCTAGGTTTATCTGGTCATTGAATTCTTCGTTAACATAGTCTAATCGTTTAAAACTATCATCCCAACTTTTTTCAATTTGATATTTGGTTATTGCGTGTGTTTCCATAATGTATGACCTTTATATTTTTATTTGTTTTAAATGTACGCCATGGATCAATTACAATGCTACCATCTAGTAGTTCGCAGTATAACGGTTGTTCATCATTTGCTCCGCTATATCCATATGTTATTTGTTGGTTGTGTGCCAACAATACACATCCTTTGACTGAGACAGGATTAACTACTTCTGTTAGTGGATCAATATACACAGGATTAATTCCCATCTCTTTTAAATAGTGCCCAACCAGTAAACTATAGCTACCTTCTAAATATGTAACGTTGGGCTTGTATGCTTTTCCGTGTATATAAACGGTCAAGCCTTCTCTATAGTCATAAACATAACGTGCCATATTTTTAGCCTGCTTTTCTCTGGCATGCATTATAGTGTCAAATATATCATACCCTAGATCTAATTCTTGTGCAAGGTAACGCAGAGCGATGTTATCACGAGGATGACATGGCCCTGCATCTCCCATTCCAGCTGTCATATATTTAGGTCCCATGATACGCATCGTACTGTGTGCAAGGGCATTGGTCACTACATCTACATCAATGTTCCCTTGTTTAATTGCTACGTCTTGTATCATGTTAACCAGGCCAATTTTTGCCGAAATAAATGTATTATAAAATACCTTGATACACTCAGCTTCGTCCCACGTGCCCACTACGTAACGTGGATTATTTTCCATTAATGTATTATAGAAGTCGGTCAGCAATTTTGCATCGCCTGTTTCGCTACCATCTTCTGTACCAATGATCACCATCTCTGGGTTAACCATGTCCCATTCAACAGACCCCATGGCAATTAAGTAAGGGTTGTAAATAAAACGTGCATTGGTGATGTTGTTCTTCAGTTCTCTCCGTGTAGTGCCGGGAAGTACTGTGGAGATTAGTACTACTAGTTGACTTGGTGTCGCAAATTCATTGATCTGTGTCAGTACCTCGTTTACAGTGGTATAGTCAAAATCTTTATTTGGGAGATGTGTGATTGGGTTGGCACCACCATATGTTGGATCATGTGGCGTTTGTACAGCAACAAAAATAAGGTCTTTACCTACTACCGCTTCTCGCAGATTGGATGCTATTTTAATCTTATCGCTAGATCTTGGGTAAATATCATATCCAGTTACATTATGTTTAGACGCCATCGTTTCGGCGCAGGCCATCCCAAGTTTTCCACAACCAATAAATCCAATTTCCATTAAATGCTCTCCTTAAATAATTTTTATAACGTTATACACAGCAACTTAATTTTGCCCTTTACCAATGGTAAGAGTCAATTTTTTTATCCATTTGGCACATACCAATATATTAAAATACTACGTGAAAAATTTAACTTTGTTTATCCACCAAATATGGGAAGTGAGTACGATTGGCCTAATGAAGAAATTTTTGTCCATTGTTACTTTTTTGATCAAGAACCGTATTATGATTTTACATCGGATGTAATCAAACAATCATTAATTAACTTAAAAAATGTACCTAGACCACTTCGTGTAAATGTCTTAGCCAACAGCGAGCATTCAGAGATTAAACAAGATTTTCTTAAAAAGTTCAATATGCGTGATTGGTATTACTTCTTCCACGGGTTTGCGGCGCTGGATTGGTACAATGATTTTCAATATATTCGATCGGATTCATTTGCTACATTTGATAAAGTATTTATATGTTATAATCATCTGATATCAAAATATCGTTCCTATCGCCTGCATCTTGTTAGTAACCTGATAGAACTGGATTTAGTCCAATATGGTCGAGTTAGCTTATTTCTCAAGGACAAAGACGGAACGTGGAAAGATGCAATAGAAGATCCCAGTGCACCACTTGATAATCGTGCTCGGGTAAAAATATTTAAAGCATTAAAAAATATCAATGAACCATTGATAATCGACACCAAGGAACCAAACGGCTCCTTGAGTGCCACTGTTAACTTTGATGATCTGACTAGTGCATTATGGCATATCGTCACTGAAACCGTATATTTCCTCCCCAAACTACATCTGTCAGAAAAGATATTTAAACCTATCGTGGTTAAACGTCCCTTTATACTCGTGGCGGCACCCGGTAATCTCGCTTACTTAAAAAGGTATGGCTTTAAAACGTTTGATCGTTGGATAGACGAAAGCTACGACGATGAGCAAGATCATTATATACGCATAGAAAAGATCACCGAAGAAATAGCAAAACTATGTGCATTAGAACCAGCGGAGCTATTAGAGATGCATAAAGAAATGCAAGAAGTGTTAGAATACAATTTCCAGCATTTCTATGGTAACTTTAGGAAAATCATTACCAACGAACTTATCGATAACTTTGCTGCTCTTGATACTCCAGCAAAGTTATCGGCTGAATATATCGAAGAAGTCAGAAATAAGTTATTACAATAAATACTAGCATAAGATAGAACGGCATAAGCCGTCATCAAGGAGCTAGTATGAATGATATTTTCAAGATCATTGGGGATCTCGGATTTCCAATTGCTACCGCACTCGCCGGTGGTTACTTTGTATACTTAACAATTAAATTACTACTAGGTGGTGTGCTCAGTGCTGTTAAAGGCATGGCCGGCATTATCACCGCATTAGATAATCGTGTCAAAACTATGAATCATGATGTAGTTCGTATTGACATGATCGTGTCAAATGCATTAGGTCTCAAACCCGACGTTGACCGTATCGCAAGAGCAGACGGTAAAAACGACGCAAGGAGAGACTAATGCAACAATATTGCGTGTATACACAAGATCCTAATTTTGTGGATGTTATCCATTGGTTAGATGTCAACGAACTTACGTACGAACCACATTTAAATCGCACACGATTCTGGATTCCCAAAGGTCCGTTATTAACTGAATTCCTATTAAAGTGGCATGATTGTTGCCCCGTAGTAGAAGGGGGTAATTATGCGATACCTTGATTACACATGGGACTTAGAGCCTGAAGGGATTATATTAGACGAAGAATTAAACCTAGAAAGATTAGGGTGGGAAGATGGAGACATATTCAGATTTGTCAATGTCAACGGAAAGTATGGCCTGCGTAAAATAGATCCTATAGAAAAGTTTGCACGAGGGTTTAGCAATGTAACAGAAAATCAACAAGGAAAACTACAATGAAATTTTTCAAAGAAGATAAGTGGTCTGCATGGTGGGATAGTTTACCAGAAAATACCCGTATATATCTAGAATCTCAACCAATTTGGTACGATCGAGATGTTGCTAAATTTGTTAGTATCGCCCTGGTAGTTGGTTTTATCGTTGGTTTCTTTACTGGATATCGCTAAATGGAAAATATCGTCGAGTTAGTAAACAAGTATGGATTTCCAATCGTCATGGCAGTTGGGATGGGATTCATTATTAAGTATGTATGGACTTGGGCAACCACTGAGATCAAACCAGTCATCAATGATGCTAATGCTGTTCTTATCGCTCTTATTGATCGTATACGTATGCTCGATAACGATTTAATACGATTAAATCAAAAAGTTAATACCGTGCTACATTTACGTGGTAAGATGATTGAAAGCGATCGTGTTCTTGAGGCACATAAAGTTGATAAAGAATCTGAAAAAACTTTTAGAAAAGCGACCGAAGAAGATAAGAAAAGTGCCGCTGCCGGCGAAAGTTAGTTTAAACTAGATGATAGTTTAGCCAACCCTGTACCATCATGCCGGGATAGTACGGGCGTATCATGATAATCATTAGATACATTTGATAATCTTTATACGGCTGAATATAATACTTATTTAGAAGTTGCAACATAGGTACCGTGCCAGTCATTGGGTTTTCCTTGTTCTAATCTCTCAACCATCAACTCATAATAGTGAGACATTTCTTTATTATTTTTTACTTCTTGTTTAGCGATACGCAGGGCTTCATCCCACTTTCCTTCGTAGTACCAATATAAGAAAGCATTCTGCGCTGTGGTTTGTTCCGACAGGGTGAAGATTTTTACCCCTGCTTTTTTTCCTTTGACCGCAATGCAATCCATTTCAAAGACTGGATACTCGTCTTGCACCTGCTTTGCTGTTTCTGGACCAAGTACGATACGCACTCCATAATTTTTCGATTGACCTTCAAGCCTGCTTGCAAGATTAACACTATCACCCAAGCAAGTATAGTCAAACCGTTGATCGCTACCCATGTTACCAACCACAACAACGCCGGTATTAATACCAAGCCCCATTCCAAATGCTGGTACTCCTTCGGCAACGACTTCTTCATTGAACTCATCTAACGACTCCATCATCTGTAATGCTGTGCGTACAGCATTTTTCGCATGATTACTATCATCCAGTGGTGCGTTCCAGAATGCCATCTGTGCATCACCAATGTACTTATCAAGTGTTCCTTTATTTTCCAGGATCTTTTTAGTCATCGCGGTCATATAACGATTCATTATCTTGGTCAGACCCTGCACATCTGCACCATAATGTTCGCTGATACTTGTAAAGCCGCGGACATCTGTGAACATGATTGATAGTTCGCGGCTATCGCCACCTAACTGTAGTAGATCGGGTTGCCGTTGTAACTGTGCCACTAAGTCTGGACTTAGATAGGTACCGAACTGTTTCTTTATTTGCTGTTTCTGCAAAAATTCACTGACGAACTTAATACCGTAAGCATGTAAGGACACCAAGATGATTGAACAGACAGTGGCTGTAATGTCAAATAAGAAAAGATAATTGCTATAGACAAAGTAACTGCCATACGTGCTACCAATAACGAGAACCAAAACCGCTGCCAACCCGAC